GCCGGAACCACTCGTGTCGGCGAAGACGATCTTTGCGGAGGCGGCGCTGAGGGTGAGGCCAGTGCCGGAACCGACGTTGAATGGTGTGCCGCTTCGCAGCGTGAGCGTCCAGGTGCCGGTACCCATGCTCAGGGCGCGCGTGACACTGGAGATCGAGAGGTTTACGCTGAGGCAGTTGACGTTCGGGTTGTTCGTCGCCGCGTCGAGGCTACCGTTGTTGACGGTTATTGAGTTGTTGCCCGACTGCCACGTACCGACTATCGTCATCGTCCCGCCCGGGGCAGCGAGCGTAAACGAGACGTTGAAGTTAATTCCGTTCTGAGTGATCGTGTACGCGCCACGACCCGCCGCAGTCCAGCTTTTCCCCGTCCCCCCTGTAAAGGTCATGCCAGCGCCGAGCGTGATGTTCCCGTAGCTCGTAAGGCCGACGCCGGGAGTAAAGGTACGAGTGAAGCCAGTGAAGTCGATCGAGCGGCCGAGTCGCGGCATGTCGGCCGTCAGTGTCCCAGCCGTCGTCGTGTTCACGGTCACGTCGTCCTGCGGCAGCGGTACCCGCGACGTCCAGGCGGCGGCCGTCGACCAGTTGTTCGTGCCGCCCGCGTACGTCTGGGGAGCGGAAATAGCAAACGTGATGCCGGAGTTACCGCCGCAGTCTCCAATGAGCGTCCCGGCGAGCGTCCCGGCCGTCCCGGCGAGCGTGATGTCCTCAAAGTGAACGTAGGCGTGGGTGCCGTGCGTGCCGTTGATCGTCAGGATGCGAGGCGTCCCGACGGTGTTCGACTGGATCAGGATCGGAGTCGTCTGGTCGTTCCCCTGGAACGAGTAGGTTCCGGCGCTCCAGGTTGGGTTGCCGGACAGGGAGAAGATGACAGTCTTCGAGTTGATGCCGCCGACCGTGCAGCCGCCACAGGCGGCAGCCGCCGTGATCGTGACGGTTCCGCCGCCTCCGAGGCCGCTGTTCGCGGTGAAGTTCGCGGTATCGCTGCTAGTCGGCGCGGAGGCGCCGGAACTGCCTCCGTCGGTTGTCGACCAGTGAGAGGTCGAGGAGCCATCCCAGGTTCCGGTTCCGCCAACCCAGTAGCGAGCCGCCATCTAGATCTCCTGGAACGTGAGTACAAGGTCGCGCATCAGCCGACTGTCTCCGTGACCTCGAGATAGCCGACCCACTGGATCGTCTTGCCGGACTCGCCGGTCACGTTGACGTGCAGGCTCGTGCCGCCGGTCGAGATCGTGACCGTCCAGGACGAGCTGCCGAGCTGGACGACGGTGCCCGCGACGATCGCCGACGGCGCCCCCGAGCCGGTGCGGCGGTAGATGCCCTGCCAGGTGAAGCCGTCGTCGGCGGCCGCGTCGGTGCGGCGCGCGACCACGGTCAGCTTGAACAGACACGTCGAGTTCGCGGCGATCACCGGGTTGTTGCCGGTCTGGTCCGCGAGCGTTGTGGAGGTCGCGTTCGTCGTCTTCGCGCGCAGCACGAGCTTGCGCTGCTGCGCATCGCCCTGTGTCGCGAAGTACCCGTCGGCGTGCGCGAGCTCGCCGTCGTTGCGCGGCATCGCCCGGTAGCCGATCCCGTACGCGTATTGCGGCGTGATGATGTGGCCGGAGCCGACGGCGGTGCTGCCCAGGCCGGTGACCTGGTGGTTCGCGCCGATCGCGGTCGCGTCGTTCGCGTTGACGTAGTTTCCTTCGCCGAGCGCGGAGGCGGCGCGGCCGGAGACGGCGTTGTTCTGGCCGCTCGCACGGGCCGCGGTCCCGCCGAAGATCATGTTCTGGGTGCCACCGTGGATGGCGTTGTAGGACGCCTGCGCCGGCACGATGATCGCCGTGACCGTCCCGGTTGTGCCCGTCCACGCGTTGGAGGTCGTGAAGCCGACGCCGGCGTTGACGGCCGTGATCGTCGTTCCGGCCGGCCAGCCGGTGCCGAAGACGAGCGAGCCGTTGTCGCCCGACACGACCGCCGCATCCGTGACCGTCGTCGAGTTGTTGATCACGCCCACGCTGCGCTGGCGCACGATCCCGATCGGGGCGTTCCCGGAGACGCCGAGCCAGTTGGTGGAGGCGGTGAACGAGACGCCGGGTGTGACAGCCGTGATGTAGGTGCCCTGGACGAGGTTGCCCGGCGAGGTGATGCGGGCACCAAGGTCGGCGGCGGTGATCGAGGTGTCGGTGATCGTGGCGGAGCCGTTCGTGACGCCGCAGAAGTCGAGGCGACCGGCCGCGATGATGTTCTTCGTGCCGCCGACGATGTGGGCGTGGGGTGCGCCGACGCCGCTCCAGCAGTGGAACCCGAGCAGGATGGAGGCGATGTCGCCGGCGACGAGGTCGTAGCCGCCCATCACGGGGAGGACGGCGTTCGTGCCGAGCATCGCCGCGTTCGCACCCTTCGCCTTCGCGGCCGCCGTGACGGCTTCGACTGTCGCCCAGCCGTCACCGCCCGCGATCAGGTTGTAGGTCGCGAGGCCGGCAGACAGGATCGAGGCAGAGGGGGAAGCGAGGTCGGATGCGATCGGCCAGGGAGCGTTCGGGTTCCAGACGACGACGCTGAGCCCGGTTCCGGTGCTGTCAGTGAAGAGGGGCAGCCAGACGGAGAGGAAGTCCGTGGCGTCCTGAATGCGAGTGATCGCCCCGACGTCGGCCGCGTCGAGTACCACGACCCCGGTCTGCCCGTTCACCGACTGGACTGGTGAGTCGCCCGCGATCGTGTGCCGCGACCCGTCCGGCAGCACCAGGTACACCTGCTCGTCGTCGCCGAGGACGAGTCCGGGGTCGTCGGTAACCGGCAGCCCCTTCCAGTTCGTCAGGAACCGCTGCTCGCCCATCGGGGCGACCCTCAGCTTCCCGCGGAGAGCAGCTTCCCCAGACGGCGGCCCGCGCTCATCAGGTGGTGTTCCCGTCGAGCTCGGGCGTGTACGTCGACTTCACCGCCGCCTGCCCGGCCGGCAGCGTCAGGTCGAGCCACTGGCCGATCGCGGCCCCGGACGCGAGATTGCCGCCGCCCGGCACCGACACCGGGGTGCCCGCGAACGAGATCCCGGCCGGGGCCGTCTTCCGGTTCGTCGTCGACCCGGAGTCGCCGACCGTCGCCGCCAGCCCGAACGTGATCAGCCCGGACGGGTCGGAGTTCTCCTTCACGACCGCCGACGTGAGCGCGAGCGACCCGTTCGTGTTCTTCCAGAAGACCTTCATGTAGAAGTCCTCCTGCAGCGACGGGTCGGAGGAGTCCTGCTGGAAGACCGCCTGGAAGCCGCGCTCGCCGGCCGGGATGACCCGGATCGTCGTCGGGCCGGTCGAGCGGGCGACCGTCACGTTGCCGGTGCAGGTCGCGGACAGCTCCGCCTGCAGCAGCCGCTCGTACGTGTTCGACGACGTGACCGGCGACGTGCCGTTCAGGCTCAGGGTCTCGGACGCGAGCGTCCCGTCGGCGAGCCGGCCGGTGATCGTGACCGTCTGGGTGGTGTCGCCGCCGTTCGAGGAGACGACCCGGACGGTGTCCGACGACGCCATCTGGGTGAAGTCCGGGCGGCGGGCCGTGTCGATCGCGCCGCCGGACGTGCCCGAGTCGACCACCGGCATGTTCGCCGAGTTGTAGATGACGAGGTCGGAGGAGACGATGCTCATCCCGCGAGCCTCGCCTGGATGTCCGCGTCGACGGCCACGAGGTTCTCCTCCGCCGCCTCGACCGCGTCCGGGTCGCCGTCGGCGCGGGCGGCCTGGAGCCGCCGCTGCGCCGTCTCGAGGTCGTGCTGGGCCAGGTTCCCGACCCCCCACGGGCCGTCCCAGTAGCCCGGGACGGCCGTCCCGTCGTCCGCCCACGTCCGCTCTACCCAGGAACCCCTGGCGGCCTCCTGCGCCTTCTCCGCGTCTTCCTGCGACTGGACGTGCGAGAGGTCGAGGCCGTCGGTGACGTCGATCACGCCCGCGTGATGGGCGTGCGCGGCGAACCGCACGAGGTTCTTCGACGGCTTCTCGACCGTCGTCTCCTCGGCGAAGACGCCTTCGTCTCCTGCCGTCCAGGGGCCGCGGAGAGGGATGAACGAGAGCGGCGCCATTCCGGGTTACGTGATCGCCTGGGTCTGGTAGAGGCAGGACGCGGTCGGCGGGGCGACGTCGGTGTCGAAGCCGCCGCCGAGGTCGCCTGCGGCCTCCGGCAGGTCGCCGTAGATCCCCTCGCCCCAGTTCGGGTTCGCCCGGGTGAACGCCGTCATCTTCAGCGGCGTGAAGTCGTTCTGCATTGTGTGCGCCTCGATCTTCCAGAACGACGACGGGTAGATCCAGTGGACGTACGGGGTGTCCGGGTCGGGATGGTCGATGTCGTAGGCGTCCTGCCAGCCCTCGAAGCAGACGTTCGGCTGCGCGGGGACGGCGCAGTCGTATGCGTTCGTCGGCCACCAGATCCCCTTCGCGGCCGTCGCGGAGTCGGCGATCGCGGTGCCGCCGGTCATCATCTCCATCAGGCCCCACTCGGCCTTGTTGATGTCGAGGTCGAGCGTGAAGTTCGTCAGCTTGTCGAACCCCTGGTAGAAGCCGGTGATGCAGTCGCAGCCGCCGACCTGGACGATCCGCTTCCCGGCCTCGTACTGCGGCGTCACGACCAGCTGCGCCTCGGTGTTCGACACCCACACGTTGTCGGGGCCCGCCAGGGGGTTCCCCAGCGCGTCGAGGCGGGTGACGCGGATCACGCAGAGGTGGATCAGGTTCGGGCAGTCGGTTGCCATCGGGTCTACCCCCTTTCAGGAAGTCGGTTGAGGTGGTCAGGATTCGTAGGCACAGGTGGTGAGGCAGCGGTCGACGAGGACGGACGCCTGCACTTCCAGGTCCCAGACGACGAGGAAGTACTGCTCGGCGAAGTACGCGATCGAGTTCGGCCGGCCGGTCGAGGCGCCGCCGCTGCCGCGCTCGAGCGCCTCCGCGACGGTCTCGGGGAGCACGAACACCTCCGAGTTGCGGATGTCGATCGGGCCGGTCGCGTACGCCCACTCTTCGGTCGGGCCGGCGGCCGGATGGGCGCCGTTCGCGACGGTCGTGGCGGGGGTGGCGCCGTTGACGTAGCCGAAGTCCGCGACGACGACGATCCCGTTGATCGTCCGGATCACCCCGGTCTTGTCGGTCAGCGCGAACCCCTGCCCGAGCAGCGTCGTCGCGAGCATCGGCGAGCAGTGGATGATCCCCTGCTTGCCGGACTTCGCGATCTCCTGCTCGAGCAGCGTCAGCCCGTGCGTCGCCGACGTGGGGGTATTGCCGTTCGGGAAGCTGCCGTTCCCGTCCGCCAGGTACGGCTGCCCGTCCCCCGAGAGCGCCTCACCGGTCAGGAACTCGCGCGCGACCGCCGCGCTCTTGACCGCCTCGAACGCCGTCACGGCCCGCTGCCGGAACCCCTGCTGATCCCAGACCCGGTAGGAGGTGCAGATCTCCTCCAGGTAGACGGTGATCGGCTCGAACTCCGGGATCACCGGGTCGTAGTCGGTGTCCTTCACCTCGAGGTCGGAGCCGGAGCCGCAGCCCCGCCACGTCTGCGCCTCCCCGAGCGAGTACGGATACATCGCGACACCGTTCAGCCACCGCTCCCGCCCCTGCTCATCGACGTCCGTGACGACCGTCACTCCGGCGGCCGGGGCCGAGGCGGCCGCGAGCAGCCCGTGCTCCTGCGCGAGCGGGAGGGGGCCGTCGATGCGGCTGAGCGGTCCGAAGCCGACCACGCCCATCGCTTAGCCCCCTCCCCTCTCTCTCGTTTCCTTCAGGTTCCCTGTCCCGTCCCGATCAATACGAAATCGGGCAATCGGGGGCGGATGCGGGTGCTGTGACCGCACCGGTGTCGCAGATCTCGGTCTCGAGCGCGTAGGACGTGACGCCGACGTAGGCGACGCCCTCGAACGACTCGCCGAAGATCTGGAAGTCGTTCGTGCGGTTCAGGACGGAGTCGCGGACGAGGCCGAGTTCGAGGATCCCGCCGTCGAGGAAGATGAACGACCCCTCCGGGAAGAGGTACGTCCAGGCCGACGCCGGGAACGACTCGAGCGCGAGCCCGTCGCCCTGCGCGGTGAAGACCTGGTCGCGGCCGGTCGCGGAGTCCTTGTAGAACGACGGCTCGATGTTGTTCTGGCGGAGCAGGGTGACGAACTCGACCTTCGACATCTCGAACCGCTGGAACTGCGTGCGGTACATGTCGGAGACGAGCAGGTCGAGCACCCAGACCGGGATCAGGGCGCGGAGGATCGCGTCGTCGTCCATGCGGTTGACCGACCGGATCGCTGCGCCGGCGGTGATCAGCTGCGACGGGAACGACGCGGAGGCGCCGAGGCCGAGGTTCGATGCGCCGACGTGGGTCGAGAACCCGTCGATCGCCGTCAGCAGCTCTCCCTCGGCGAGGCGGGCATGGGCGGCGAGGACGAGGTTGTTCCACTGCGCGACCCGCTCCGGGAACGTGCGGGCGCCGAGGTTCCCGAACTGGAGGCAGTGGTAGATGATCTCGACGTCGGTCTCGATGAAGTCGGGGCAGGAGACGACCTGGCACGACTTCTCGGCCTCGGTGCCGCCCGCCGCGTCCTCGGCGGAGGTGCGGACGCCGACGGCGTCGGTGATGTCGGCAAGCGACGCCGGGCGGGCGTAGCGCATCCCGCCGCGGTCGGCGTTGAACGCCGCGAGCGCCGCCCGGACGGGCCGGTCGGCGACCGAGATCATCTGCAGGTTGTAGTACGGCGTGACGGGGGCGCAGATGCCTCCGGACGCGGTCAGGCCCAGCGGGACGCGCCGCTTCAGCTCGGCACGCATCGCGTCGGGGTCGTAGGCGGCCGCGACGAGCTCGTAGTTGCGGGACTCGCTCATCCCGAGGGTGCGCTCGTCGCCGTACTGGTCGCGCCAGTCCCAGCGGGCGATCGGGTTCTTCTCGCCCTTGACGTTGATCGAGGAGCCGAACTGGCCGCGGCGGCGGGTCATCATCTCGGCGATGTCCATCGCTGAGTCGAGCGCGTCGCCGATGTCGTGGCCGAGGTTCGGGGCGGCCGCGGTGACCGCGACGCTCCTGCGGGTGCGGGCGGCCGTGAGGGCCTGGTTGCGGCGAGCGGGCCGCGGGAGCGGCCGGCGGGCGTGGCCGGCGGCGGACGCGACGACCGGCTCGACCGGGGTGCTGTCGGCGGTCGCGCGGGCGGCGAGGTCGGCGAAGCGGTCCGTCTCGGACGCGGCCTCCGTCTCGGCCTCCGGCTCGTCCTCGGCCTCCGTCTCGGCCTCGGTCTCGCCCTCGGTCTCGGCGGCTGCCTCCTCCTCGGCGGACGCCTCGGCGCGAGCGTGCTGCTCCGCACGGGCGGCCTCGAGCGCCTCGACCGCGGCGTTCGCGGCCTCGAAGACGTCGTCGCTCGTCCGGTCGTCGGTGACGAACTCGTCCGGGGCGGACGTGACGGCCTCGACGGCGTCGGCCGTCTCGGCGATGAACGCTGCGAGATCCTCGTCCGAGAGATCGGCGAAGTTCTCCGGGATCTGCGGGAAGAGCGGTTCCATCGGTGACGTGCCTCCTAGTCGAACGCAGGGCGAGTGACGGTTCTCTCTCTTGCGCTCGGCGGGCTACGTCAGCCGGGCTGGACGGGCGCGACTAGGTCGTTCCCTGTCTGGACGGGAAGTGTAGGGGCGTTCCCCGCGCAATCCATCACGCGGGCGTGACAAACAGCCGCCCCGTCGGTTATCCTGCTAGCTAATGGAACGGGAATCGCCAAGCGCGGTGCATTTCGGAGCGTGCTTGTGATCCACTATCACGGCACGCCGATCACGCCACGTGAACGGCTGTACGAGCTTGCCGGGCGGAGCTTCTGCGTCTCGTTCGCTGACCCGCGCGACGTGCGCGTGTGCCATGAGATCGGGCAGACCTGGGCTGTGATCCCGGACGTGATCGACGGTGACGAGGACGCGAACAACGCGCTGCTCGTCTCCTGGTCGCTCCGAGGCTTGCCGAAGGGCGCCCCGGTCTGGCATCTCCACGAGTCGCTCGACCGGCTACAGCGGCTCGCAGCGGGCTACGAGCGCGTCTGCTTCGGCTCGTCCGGCTCCTACGCCCAGATCGGCACCCCGGGAGGGACACCGAATGAACAGCGAATAGCCAAGCGCGGCCCTAAACGACGAAGCGCCCCGGAGGGCGCTCGTCGGTGCGGCTAGAGGCAGAGACTTGTCACGGTTCCTGCATGGCCGCAACCCTCTGTGCCTCTCGGGCGTCATCCTCCGAGGCGCACCAGCGAAGCACGATCATCTCCTGCGCGTCGATGACGAACCAGCCATCGCGGGAGTACGCAACTGCGTACCGTCCCTGGGATTCGTCTTCGCCGTACTCGTTGATAGAGCGCGGCATCGCGTAAGGCGCGAGCATCGCCGTGCCGTTCTCGCTGTAGCGGATGCTGCCGTCCCAGTGAGCTTCCATCTCTTGCCTCCTTGCAATAGGAACCGTGACGCTTCGCATCTTACACCTGCGTTAGTCGGAGGTGCAAGCGTGACCGCCAATCCAGGGCCGCGCTCCACGCTTCCCGGCCTGAGCGTCTAAGCCCAGTCGATCTCGCGCGCGTCGTCTTCGGAGTGGATGTAGCAGGCGGCGACCCGGCCCAGGTCAGCGCCTGCGCGCGCGCGGCCGTGGCGGAATACGGATGGCTCGACGTCCCAGTGCTCGACGAGTGACGGCACCGTCGCGGCCGCCCGAATACCGGCGTGGCGGAGGAAGCGGCCGATGATCTCGTCGTCGGCGCGAAACGACGGCGGCCAGTTCTGCGCGTCGACGAACTCGAGGAACGGGCCGATCAGGTCGGTCGGCCAGGCGAGCGCGATCGCGGGGCACCAGCGGTCGTTGCGGAGGTCCGCCCAGTGGCTTCCGGCCCGGCAGGCGGCGAAGATGGCGGCGGCGTGCTCGGGCGGCCGCCCGGCGACAAAGAACGCAATGACCCGGTCGGGGCGCGCGGCGATCGCGGCCGCGGCGGCGGCGGCGAAGTGGGGGCAGACCTCGACGTCGTCCTGTGCAATCAGCCGGTGGCTCGCGTCGGGCGGGGTAGTTTCGAGGACGAGCCGGTAGGTGCGCCAGGCGGAGCGGGGCCCGTCCGGGTCGGGGTCGTAGACGACGGAGCCGCCGGGAAGACCGGAGGCGAGAGCCTCGGCGGCTTCCCGGCGGCTCGGATGGGCCTGGACGGCGAACGAGAGCCGCGGGGGTCGCGTCACTTCCCGACCGTCGCCCTGGTCCTCTCCGCCAGCTCTGCGTAGCGTCCGCGTGCCCTGTCGCCGAGTGCGGCGAACTGCTCGCGGACGGCGGCGGAGAGACGGTCGTCGCCGTCGCCATCGCCGTCCGTGATCCCGGCGGCGGTCAGCGACAGCACCTGCGGTGTCCCGTCGTCGGCGGACGCGATCATCGCCTTCACGCGCGGCACCGGGAACCCGGGCACGTTCACCGCGAGCAGCGCGACGAGCTCGAGGTTGTCGTTCACGTTCCGCCAGTCGCCCGAGAGGACGGCGCCGCGGATCTTCCGGTACGTCTCCTCGCTCGTCCCGGGCCGCATCGCGCCGGCGACCCAGATCCCGTACTCGTCCTCGCCGACGACGACGTCAGCGGCCGCGGTGCCGGTGTGGTCGTAGTGGCGGGTCGCCTCCGCCCGCGAGAGCCGTCCGCCGGCGTGGCCGGTGTCGAACGTGATCGTGCCGCAGGAGATCCGCTCGCCATCCCGGCAGACGACCTCCTTCAGGTGGAAGTAGGCGTAGCCGGTGCGGGAGTGCGGCGCGATGACGCAGACGTCGGGGAAGCCGGTGTGGCAGACATCCCAGGCGGCGGCGTGTCCGGACACCCGGCCGTCGTCGTCGACCGTGAGCGCGGTCAGCTCGGCGAACTCGGGGTCGGCGAACCAGTCGGCGGGCGGCAGGTCGGCCTCGGCCGTCTCCTCAATCGGTTCGCTGTCGGCGACCGCGGACGCGGACGCCTCGAGCGACGCGGGCGCGGCCGGATCGTGCTTGACGACGGTGTAGCCGGCCTGGCCGGTGTACGTCCAGAGGAACGGGTTCGGGGACGGGTTCGGGGTGCCGTCCGCGGCGAGAGAGTCGGTGAGGCTGATCGTCGCGCCCGCGAACGCCTGGAACGGGCAGACGGTCGCCATCCCGATCGTCGCGTGCCAGACGACGAGCATCACGTCCTCGTCGCCGCCGAGGAAGACCGGGACGCCGTCCCCGTCCGCGACGGGGCCGCTGCCGCCGATCCAGTTCCCGTCGGCGTCGAGGACGTCGGAGCGGTAGGCGATCTCCATCTCGGAGATCGCGAGGTCGACGGAGACGCCGCGGAGGGTGCCGTCGCCGACCATGCGGGCGATCTCGACGCCGTAGTCGCCCGGGTCGAACTCGCCGGACGCACGGATCAGGTTGCCTTCCCGCCAGATCCGGTCGATGCGGCCGGCGACGAGCGCGCCGTCGTGGCCGCCCTCCGCCGACGTGTTCGTCATCGCCATCAGCGTCAGCGGCAGGTCGCGCCAGTCGATCGCGTCCGGGGCGAAGATCCGGCCGTCGTCGGTCGGCGATCCCTCCGGGCAGAGGGTGGCGGTCCACTCGAGCCCCGACGACGGGGCCGCGGCGGTCGCGGGCGCGTCCGGGGTGCGCGGGGTCGGGCGGCGGCGCGGGATCTTCTCGGCGGGCTGGTGCTCGTCCGGGAGCGGGGGCGCGGTCGCGCCGTCCGCGGCGAGAGCAGGCAGCCGGTCGAAGACCATCCGAACCTCACGACCGACGGCCTCCGCGACTTCCTTGGCGAAGTCACTGCCAAAGGCCGGGCCACGAACGATGATCGGGACAACCGCGGACGCCTCCTCGGGTGCCTCGTAGCTGGTGCAGTCGCAGTCGTCGACCGTGCAGGGGCCGTCGGTGCCGAGATGGTCGGTGTAGGCGTCGTCGCAGCTCGCGCACGCCGGGCGGGCCGCGAATCCGGCCGCGCGCGCCGACGCCTCCTGCTGGTGGCGTTCCCAACCCGTGACGGACGCCTCCTCCGCGACCCACTGCGACTCGACCGGCGTCCACTCCGACGCGGGCGGCAGCACCGGCTCCTTCTCGTCGTCGTAGCTGATCGGGACGAGCCAGTACTCGCCCTTCTCCCAGTCGCACAAGATCGCGGAGCCGCCGCCGATAGCGACGTCGACGACGCCCCAGCCCCAGGAGTCGCCCGGGTTCAGGAGCGCCGAGATGTCGCTCATCACGTCCATCAGGCCCTCTTCGGAGTCCCAGGGGAGGTCGGCTGCGGCGGCGAGCGACGCGCGGGCGCGGAGTGCGGCGAACCGATCGCCCTCGGCGGCGCCCTCGCCCTTCTCGTCCCAGGGGGCCGTGATCGACTTGTCGTTGTACTGCTTGCGGGCGACGGCGTACCAGGCGGAGATCGTCTTCTTCACCGCGTCCTTGTCGGCGGCCGGGATCCCCTTCGTCGCGTCGATCCCGTGCCCGCCCGCGGCGGCGGTGATCGCACCCCAGACGGCGGTCGGGGTGCCGCCGATGACGTCGACGTACGGGAGCTTGCCGCCGCCGACCTGCTCCTGGTTGTCCGGGTCGAACCAGAGGTAGCCGCTGCGGAACTTCGCCCAGTCCTCGTTGTCGCCGCCGATGCCGCACTCCTTCTGCCAGCGCTGGTTCGCCTCGCCGGCGTCCCAGGCGGTGTCGCGGTCGGAGAGCGGGAAGTCCTTCTTCGCGGTCGCGCCAGCGGCGACGAGCACCTCGGCCGGTTCGCGCTCCGCGGCGCGACGGGTGCGGCGACGAACCTGGGCGGGACTGGTCGAGAGCTTGCGGGCCATCCGGCTCCTCCTTCTTCAGGGGGTCGCCCCTCCCCGGGACGATCCCTTATCCAGGGAATCGGAGTCGATGGTATGGCCGTCACCCGCAGGTTCCATCACGCGGGCGTGATGACATCGGCCCGCGCTGTTATCCTGCTAGCTATGGAACGGGAATCGCCAAGCTCGGCCCAAGATCGCAAGCCGAAGGGCTGCTACCTGACGACGCTGGAACTGCACGAACTTGACGAGGCGTGCGCCCCGTTCCTCTCGGCGTTCGGCGAGCATCCCTACCTCGTCGGTTCGGCTTCGGAGCGGCCCGACTTCCGCGACGTGGACGTTCGGCTAATCCTGCCCGACGCCGAGTTCGACGCCCTGTTCGCCGAACGGAAAGGGCTTTGGGCGCTCCTCTCGCGACTCGGCTCTACCCACCTCCGCGCCAAGACCGGCCTGCCCATCGACTTCCAGATTCAGCGTCAGACTGAGGCGAACGAGAAGTACGGCGACCTCGGCAAGACGCCGCGCAACCCGCTCGGGAGCCGCAGCCTGCTCAACTTCGCGGGCGGAGGAGACGCCGCATGAATCCACCGAGATCCACGCGCTCAGACCAGACGCGCCCGTCGCCAATCCCGGCCCTTCGCGACCCGGGATTATCTACTTCACGCAGGGTCAGGGTACGATTCTGGATATGTCGCGCCGCCGCCGCCGCGTCCCTGACGAACCAATTCAGACCCCGCCGCAGGACGTACATTTCATGCGTCGGGTCGGCTCGCGTGCCGGGTTCGCCGTCGCTGCTATCGGCCTGGTATTTGCTGCATACCAGGTTCAGGGGTGGAAGATGCCACGCCTCCTAGCGGCCGTGCTTATCGCAGCGATGCTGACAGTCGCTGGCATCGCATTCCTCTCGATTATCTGGGAAGCAGTCCAAGAAGTACGCCTATTGCTGGAGCGCCGAGAGACGAGTGCGGGATGGATCATTGAAGCTGATCCAGGTCTATTCGACTTTGAGGCGGACGGGCTCCGCGCGATGGAAGAGTTCACAGAGGAACTCGAAAAGCTCAGCAAGGACACCCAGCGGATCGGAAAGAAACTTCCGCGCCATAGTCAGCTAATGGAGCGGTCCACGGCGCCTGGCGTGAACGGGAAGATGCGGCAGAACCTCGCCAACCGAGCCGCGAAGGACATACGTCACAGCGCTACCTTCATCAAGAAGCGGCTTGACCTCCTCACGGTGCTCAATACCGAGATCGGTCGTAACCTCGTTCCGTGGGTCCGTCTCATGACCATTGAAACGGACGAGGATGCTGAGGCGGCGCAATTGATGAGGGAGATGGGTGATTCGGGGGCACGGGTGACAGACGACGTGATTGCGTCACTCCGCGGCTACCGCGCGAGCGTAAAGGGCATCGAGGAACAGAACGCATCGAGAAGCCTGAGGATCGCTGCTCGTGAACTGGGTGAATCCCTCGATGGAATCGAGCGTGTCCTTCGAAAGCGCCTGGCGGACTCAAGAAGATTGAATGACGAGTTGGAGAGGAAACTTTCGCTGTGGTCGGCGTCCTAGCTCGTCAAGTCCTCGTATGTGAGCGTCTCGCCTTCAATGAGTCGCAGAATGGTGTCCCGGAACAGGTAGGGGTTCTCGCGGTTGCCTGAGCCGAACCGCTACACCATCGCGTGCGACCAGGTGGCGCGCATCATCACGCTCGGCAACTACCTCGTGGAACGCCTGGAAATGCACATCGCGATGGACAAGGCGCGGGAAGATCCCGACAAGTGGGCGCGGGAAGATCCCGACAAGTGCTGGCGCTGCAAGCAGGCAATCGAGGAATGGAAGTCGGCGCTCGCTGATGATGGGTTGCCGCTGTGAATCCAGGGCCGCGCACCACGCTTCCCGGCCCGTAGCCGCTACTCCGCGTCGACCTCTTCCTCACCGCCGCCGGGCGTGTCGTAACTCATCGAGCACCGGCTTCTCGGCAGTTGACAGTTTCGCCGGGGTCCCCTGAGGGATCTCCGGGAAACTGCAACTGCGAGTCCCCGACCTGGAAGGGTTGCTCGAGCGGGACGGTTTGCCCGTCGAGTCCGTCGTAGAGTTCGTGGCGCGGGTTCGGAGCCCCCGGGGCAGTCAGCCAGCGCTTCGAGTAGGCGTCACCGGTCGCCTTCGCGACGATCTTGACGGATTCCAGCGACGCCGAATGAACCGTCCGGCCGAGTTCGGTGCGGGCGATCATCCGGGCCCGCCACGGGGCCGCCTCCTTCATCCCGGCCCGGATCGCTTTCGCGGTGTCCGGGATCGAGAGGCCGGCGTCGTACGACTCGCCGACGATCCGCATCACGTTCAGCTGGGTCGTGTCGGCGATCTCCTTGATCTGCGAGCCGGACTGGGCGAGCAGGAGGCCGGTGAGGGGGTTCGTGATGTCCCAGGCGATCCCGACGCCTTCGATCGTCTGCTTCGTGACGGACTCGATGATGGCCTGCCGGGTCGCCTCCGTCTTCTTCTTCAGCGCCTCGACGAGGGCGGTCACGTCGAGGAGTTCGTTCGGGAACGGTGCCGTCCACGGCGGCGGCTGGTTCGGCGGCGGGGAGGCGGCCGACAGGGCGGCAAGCCTGCCGGGCTTCGGGACGAAGTCGTTGTTCTCGCGCATCTGCTGCTCCATCGCCTCCCGCTCGGCGGGCGGGGCGGTGCCGGTGCGAAGCTGCCGGTAGTACGGCCAGTTGATCTGCTGCACGTCGAGGCTCTGCGGCGTGTGGAACTGCACCTCGACCGGGTAGCCGTCGAGGCCGCGCAGCACGACGTTCAGGCCAAGGTAGGTGCCTTCCGCGTACCGTGACCCTCCCGACGTGTCTGAGAGCCAGTAGTTACGGACTCGGTCCGGGGCAAGACCGGCCGCCTCGAGACGCGCCAGCGCGTCTTCTGTGCCGTCGGAATAGCCGTCTGTGTCGAAGACGGCGGTATAGCGGAGCGCGTCTTTCATGTCGGCGGCGGCGGCCTGTAGCGTCAGCGTCTTCTCGGCCGCGACCCCCGTGATCTTCGCCGCCAATGCCGCGGGGGACTTGCGGCGATGCTCCAGCCCGGCGAGGGTGCCGCCGCAGTCGGCGACGATCCGGGCGACGGTCTCGGTGACCTTCTCGTCGGCGGCGGCGGCCCGGGCTGCGAGCGAGGCGGCGAGGCTGTCCGCGTCGTCGCCGCTGATCGGCGGCAAATCAGCCTCGGCGGTCGTCTGCCACCACGGCCGGTCGGCGAGCAGGTCGGCGGCGGACGGGAAGTCGCGGCCGTCGAACCGCCAGGCCCGGTCATCGATGTAGGCGATCGCGGTCGGCGGCTTCCGGTCGGTGATCGACATCGGGACGTCCGCGAACCCGTTCGCGTTCAGCCAGGAGACCATTGCTTGGACGCCGTCGGGGTCGGCGGCGCGCGCGGAGAAGAGCACGATCTGGAAGTCGGGGGTGAGCGAGCGGAGCCAGTCGGCGGCGCCGCGGACGGGCGGGTCCTCGACGACCTCGTTCTCCGTGAACCCGGCCTGGTGGGTGTTCAGGACGCCGTCGAAGTCGACCGCGACGACTGGCTTCACCGGGCCGACGGAAGCGAATAGCCCCCATTGAGCCACGGCATAGACGATCACCCAGCCGTCCTCTTCCGGACACGTTCCCCTCATCCCGACCTCGGCATCGTGCTCGACGCGCTCAACGCCATCGACCGCCAGGAAGTCCCCGACGGCCGCCTCGACCTCCTCATTCGTCGTCCAGTCGGCACAGTTCCAGAAGACCGTCTTCGTCTTGGCGTTCCAGGCGGTGTCGCCGTAGCCGCCGTCGGGGGCGTGCTTCTCCGCGACGCGGCGGATCTCGGAGGTGATCCCGTCTCCGCCCTCGTCGATCGAAGCGGTGAGCGGCGGGGTGCCGACGAGCGGGATCTCGACGGTCTCGGCGTCGCCGCGAACGACCAGGAGCGCGTCGAAGTGGAGCGGGCCGCCGACGGCATCGAAGATCCCGGACCGGTCGGTCGGGTCTTCCTCCGGGTCGGCGTAGTCGACGGTCGCATGGGGAAGAAATCCGTGCTGGCGGCCGTAGTCAATGTCGGCGTCGACGAGCGCCTCGGTGACGACGACGCGAAGCTCGACGAGGCCGGGCACGGACGGGAGCAGGATGATCGGGTGGCCGTTGCCGTTGTCGTCGAACGCGCCGACGCCGCCGACGACCCCAGCGAGGGGCGCGTGCGCGGCCGCGACGGGGCGGAGCGCCGCCGCGACCGGTTCGAGGTCGCCGTCGGTCTCGCCCAGATAGGCGAGCGTGACGTGGAGGTTCGCAGGGTCGGCGCCGGTCGCGTCGGCAATCGCGGCGGCCTCGTCGGGGCGCGGCTTGACCGCGACCATCGTCGACCGGGACGTGACGCCGCCCGCGGCCTCCACTGCCTCGCTGTAAGCGCGCCGGTCGAGGCGAGGGTTCGCGGGTAGGCCGGTCATCCGAAGTTCGCGGAGGAGCGTCTGGGCGCGGACGGGGCCGTGGCAGGCCGCCAGGTCGCGGTGCAGCGCAGCGGTCAGGTGGTCGGTCGCGCGGCGGGAGAACGCGCGGGCGGCGTCCCGGCCGGCCTTCTCGAGGATCGGCGTCAACTCGGCGACGAGCGTCTCCTCCTTGCCGAGTGCGTCCTCCTGGGCGGCTGTCAGGACGGCGTTGTGCGACTCGACCCGGTCGGCGTGGCTGCTGGTCGCGGCGGCGAGGCTGCGACGGCTCGTCAGACGTGGACGGCCGGTCACGTTCGCCGCCGCAGGACGAGGGTCGCGTACTCGTCGAACGTCACTGGCAGCGGACCCGGGTAGCGGTCGAAGAGCGTGTTCGCGGCGTGCGCCTCGACCTGGGCGGCGAGCAGCCGGGCGGCCTCCGGATCCTCGACGCCCCAGAGGCGGAGCGCGTCCGCGATCAGGTCGCTCGTCCCGGCGACAAGCTGGGTCGCGTCGGGTGCCTTCAGTGAGCGGACGACCTCGGGGCCGAGCACCGCCGCGACCTCGCTTGTCCGGACGCCGTCGAGCAGCGCGAGCACGTCCGGGTTGCGGCGGGCGTAGGAGCGGATCCGGTTCCCGGCCGCCTCCCGGGCGCGCATCAGCGCCAACTCGATCCCGCCCATCAGCCTCGCCTGGAACATCACCGACGCACGTGCGGCGTTCCGAAGCTCCCGCTCCGACAGCGCCCCGCCGATCAGCTCGGTGTCGGGAACGTCGTCCTCCTGCTGCGGCGGCCCTCCCGGCGGCGGACCCTTCTCGACCTCCGCGCCGCTCTTCGCCCCCTCCGGCTTCGTCGCGATGTCCCCGGCCTGGTCGGAGACGATCTCGCCCGGTGCGACCTCGACCGCCCCGCCGCGCGGGGCAGGCTCCCCGAACCAGGCCAGCGACGAGTCGCGCGTCTTGATCCCGACCCGCTCTGCCAACTCGGCCTTCGGCATCGCGTCCGCCTCGTCGAAGTTCGCCGCAGCACGAACCGCAGCCTTCGAGATGATCTCGCGGTCGTAGAGGTCCTTCGCGTCCCTCGTCCGATCCGGGTGATTGATGACCGCGGCGGCGTCGTAGGCGATCCGGAACTTCTTCCAGTCCGCCCGGCCCAACTCCTCGCGCAAGTACGGCTGGAAGTACGTCTGGTTCAGGTCGGAGCAGAGTTGCTGGGCCTTCGGCTGCCCGTGCGCCTTCCACGTACTTTCGTCAATCATCCATACGGTCCAATGTGACGCGTCACTCATCCCGAGCAACTGCTCGGGCGGCATGTCGAGGCCGATCGCGAGCCGCTTGATGCACTCCATCCGCAGCCCCGTCTCCGGGTACACCTGGGTCGGGTCAATGATCTGGATGTGCTTGATCCCGTCCTTGACCGCCTCGGTGGGGCCGCGGACGACGATCGGGACGACCGCGGACGCCGACCCCTCCTTCGAGATCGCGGTCATCATCGAGTTCACGAGGTCGTCCATGAACGGGTCCTCGGTCGCGTCCTCGTCGGGGACCGGCTCGAGCGGGACGGCGGAGAACTCGTCGGAGATCGCGAGGATTCCGGAGCCGGCGAGCCGCGAGCGGGCGCGGGCGCGGACGGCCTGGGTGAGCAGCACGAGCTCCTCGGCGATGTCGAGGACCCCGAACATCGTGCAAGTGGCGTATGCGGAAAAACGTGGGTGGCGCTGCCAGATCCGGTAGACGACGGCCTGCTCTGGGTCGAGTGGCTCGTACAGGTCGTCGGGTGGGGAGCGGTACTCCTGGACGAACAGGGTGGGTGCGCGGTAGCGCATGTAGTAGCCGCCGGAGATCGGGCGAAGCTCGTCGGTCGAGAGGAACTCCCACTGCTCCTCCCCGGTCTCCTCATCCTCGGTGACGACGAGGTACGACTCGCCGGTCAGGAACATCAGCCGCCCGTACGCCTCAAGCAGGCCGGAGCGGCCGCCGCCGCCGGGGTCCTGGATCCGGTCGAGCGCCGCGACCGCGTCGGGGTCTTCGCTGCGGACCCAGTCGCCGTCGGCGTTCTGCTCGGAGGCGTAGAGCTCAAGCTGGCCGAGCATCCGGGCGTAGAACTGGGCGGAGTAGTTGACCTCGCCGATCAGGTCGTAGTAGGCGAACGACCGGGACGACTGCGGCAGCAGGAGCCGCCGCATGAGGTCGGTATCGCGGCGGCGAACCCGGAACCCGGCGGCTGTGAGGGCGCGCCCGACGGTGCGGAGCGGACGGCGACGCGGGCGCGCCATCGTGCCGGAGCTACGCCTTGCCGAAGCGGTTCGGGATCCGCGGCTCGCGCGGAACGGTCGTCTGGACGCGGCCGGTCGGGGTCGCGCGCGGCTCGCGCGGCGTCGCGGTCTGGGATGAGCGGGTCGCGGCCCGGGAGCCGCCGCAGTTGCAAGCCACGGGTTCGTTCCTCCTGGCGGATGGTTAGACGCGAAGGGTACTCAGCGTCCCCGCAGGTTCACGACTCCGACTGTGCCGCCCCTGACTTCTTCGCCCCCACCACGATCGGCTTCGGCGGCCCCATGATCGCGCGCTTCAGCGCCGGCCACAACCCGACGGTGGACGAGATGTGGACGACGGTGCCTCCCACGAGGCCCGCGAGCGCCCCCCAGGCGTTCGCCTCACCCGACGAGACGTTCCAGCCGTAGCGGGTCGAGACGTAGCCGATCAGGAGGCCGATCAGGCCGCCGAGGGTCTGGGTGCCGGTGAGGTTCACGGAATCGCTTCCTTCCGCTCGAGGAGTTCGTTGCGGAGGATGATCCCGCATCGTGCGGACGTGATGACGGGGAAAGCATGGACGCGCCGCGAATCGAACGCGGTTCCGCCCTAGGAGCCTCTCGTTGCCGTCTACCAGCTTCCGGGGCGGGCGTGTGCCGCCTCCACCAGGGTGCCGTCTTTCCCGGCCCGAGTCAGCGAGGCTCGTCTCGCGTGGCCCCCTGCGGTGCGGGCGGGGACTCTACCCTCTCGCCTGTTTGTGCTGGCTAGGCGAGCGCCAGGACGGAGGCGGGCTGGTCGGCCGTAACCGGGTGACCCGCGAGGAACGCTTCGATCGCTGCGATGCCGCGATCCGCCTCCTCCTTCACCGTCTCGGGAACTGCGTTCTCGTTCGCACTTCTTGGGTTGCCCTCCGGGCCGGCGCTATGAGGTGGCGAACCGCTGGAGCAACGGGAGCACTCGGCTAGAACGTCGAAGCCTGTCGCGCCCGTAAGGCTCGATTCCTACCTGACCGGGCCTGTCCACCCGAGGCGGTTCTTCGCGTCGTCGGTCACCGAGCCTGCGCGGGAGGCTAGCGCGTCACGAGGATGCGCGCAACCTCATAACGCGGGCGTGATGAGAACCCGCCGCCTAGAGGCGCCCGGCTATGAACTCGGCGATCAGCGCCGGGGCGGCCGTGTCGAACCCGACGACGTCGAGCATCCCGCGGTCGTTCGGGTCGGCGATCGTGAAGCCGTTCGACACCATCCCGACCACCACCGATCGTGCCGGGATCCCCGACGCCTGCCGGTACTTGTCGAGCGCCTGCTTCGGGTGGATGCCGCCCGCCCAGGTCTCGTTGTCGGTGTAGATCACGAACGCGTCGTACTTCCGCGATCCGCCCAGAGCCCACGTCATCGGCAGGGCGCAGTCCGTGCCGCCGAACGGCAGGCCCGAGATCGCCCGCACGGCATCATCGAGCCGCTGTCGGCGCGACAGCCCGAGTGGGATCAGCCGGTCGGAGAACCCGACGATCTCGACATCCGGCTCGGCGTGGAGGGTGATCAGCGCCATCGCCGCCGACGCCTCACGCGGCGAGAGCGGAGTTCCGGCGACCTGGCCGCTAGCCATCGACCCCGAGATGTCGAGCGCGAGCAGATGCCGCTTCCCGGTCGACTCGACGTTGTCGAACGCCAGGTAGAACCCGGCGTCGAGTGCGTCCGTGACGGCCGGGATCGGCGTCCACGCGTTTCCGCCGCGGAAGCCGTGCCCCGATGCGTACGTCTTCAGCGCGAGCAGTAGCGCGAGCGGATGCACCCGCGCCTTACGGATCGCCCCGGCGTCCCCGAGATGGGCGACGACCAGTCGGCGGTAGTCGCCGGTCAGTACGCCGAGCCGGGTCATGTTCGCGAGGTTGCGGACCAGGGCGGTCATCGGCATCCCGCCCTCGAGCAGCGCCCGCCACACCTCCGGGTCGGTCAGATGGTCCGGGTTCAGCGCCTCGCGCGGCAACCCGTACTCGCGCACGAGCTCCGCCGTCCGCGCCGGCGTCTCCGCCTGCTGCGCCCGCTCGAACCCCTCGATCAGCGACGGCCCGTCCTCGGTCTTGCGGAAGTCGGTCTTCTCGCGGTGTGCGACCCAGTCGAAGATCGCCGCCTGCTCCGCCGTCGCACCGGCCGGGTGCGCGAGCCGGAGCAGGTCGCGGTGCGACCAGCCGTCCCGCTGCCGGTACTTAACCGCCTGTAGAGCAAGCGCCTCCGGGTGGCGGTCGTACCAGCCCTGCACCGCCTTCCGCATCGTCGGCCCCCAGCCGCGCATCGTCTCCGCGTACGCGACGAAGTGGTACAGGTGCGTGCCGGTGCGGGCCACCCGCGGCAGCGCCAGTCCGGCGGCGAGCTTCGTCTCCTTGTCGCCGAGCGAGATCGCGACCGCGAGCGCGTACAGCGCTGGCTCGTTCGTCGGCGCGCGACCCGACTCGGACACCTCGGTCACAAACTCGACGAGCTTCACGCCGTCGGTGCGGGCGAGTTGGCGGACGACCTCGACGTTCTCCAACGTCAGGCCGCGCTCGGAGGCGTAGTAGGAGCCGCCCTCCGACCCGAGGATCAGGAAGCGGTGCAGACGGTCGAACTCGTTGGTGGCCCAGACATATCCGCCGGCCGAGTTCGCGACCTGGTCGGCACGCATCGGCTCCGACTGTGCGGTCGCACGCGTCCCGTGCTCCAACAGATGCTCCGACACCTTTCCTCCTTCGGCAGAGAGACATGAGGCCGCGAGCGTGTGGGTGACGACGGAGTTCTCTTTGGCGGTAACCCGCCGTCTCCGGCCCTACGGCAGCCGAGACTCTAGCAGAGGGGAGCGTGTAAGTGAACGCTGGGTCACGTCTCAAAGGTAACCAGCGGTCTCCGGCCCTCCCCCTACGTGCCTCTCTGCCAGAGGGGCAGGACGAACCTTAGCGGAACCCCCGGCAGTTCCGGAAGCACCATTACCTGTACCCGGCTTCGGATGAGCGCGACGCCGACTCGACGAACCACTCGGCATGGAGGCGGTCGATGCAGTAGACCCACGTCTCTTCGCCGTTGCGCAAGACGTGAACCCGATGAGCACCGTCGGCTCCCGCCACCTCCTCAGGAGCGCCGAGGATCTTCCAGCGAGTCGGCGGCGGCCCGGATATGAGTTCGTCTCGCAACGGATCCCGGCCCGCGCGTGCGTCGTCGAAACTCTCCCAGGCCTGAATGCGGCTTGTCTCGATGCAGAACTCGGCCGCCTTCGCTAGGGCAGCGTCGGGGCTAGAAGCTTCCTCGGTGGATGAGGACGTGAGGCTACGGAGAGACGTGGTCTTCACGAACCACGTCCTTGTCGGAGGTGTAGGGACGCCCGGACACTCTGGCCCCGGCGAGTCAGTCACGGGTCGAGCCAGTGGGCGGCCATCCCGACCACGGTCGAGAGCGCGAGCGGCACCGCCCCGTAGAGCGTCCAGCGCGGCTCGAGCAGCCAGCAGGCATAAACGAACCCCGAGGTCCACAGGCCGAGACAGTAGGCGCAGGTGAGGAGTTCGTGGATGAGCGGGCGCCGGTAGCTGGTCGTCTCTTCGAGCGGGTCGGCGGACTGGCGGAGGAACGCGTTCGTCGATCCGCGCGTGACGGTCTCCGCGCCGGCGAGCCAGTCGCGGGCCGCGACGAGCGGCGGCAACGTGTCCCAGCCTGCGAGCCGGCAGGCACGGAGAACGGCGAGGGCGAGGATCAGGGCGGGCCAGGGGTGCGGGATCACGGCTCGACCATCCTACGGCTCGCGGTCGAGGACGGGGATGCCGTCCTCCAGGATCAGGGACGCCTCACCGGGGGCGAGCAGGCGGACCTCGAACGGGAGCCGCTTCGCGACCCAGCCGGCCGCGCCCGGGTGGCCGCACGTCGCGGCCTCGTCGAGGTAGCGGGCGGCGTCGAGGCGGGCGAGCTCGGCTTCGGTCATCGAGTCGCGGATCGCGTAGCAGTCGCCGTTGCGGGCGAACAGACCGTAGCGGGTCACGTCGCCCACCGTCCCGCGCCGAGAAGCCGCCTGACGCGCTGACCGTCAACGAGCGTCGCGTCGCCGATCGCGTCGGCGACCTCGGAGACGCGGATCCGAAGGGCGCCGTATTCGCTGAGGACTTCATCGACGCGCGCCTTTACGTCAGCGTGAACGGGTGCTGGCAGCTCAAGCGCGAGCGCTCGGACGGAATCGCGGAGACGCCGAACGGACTCGGGTTCGCTCATCTGGAGACCTCCATCTCGTAGACCCAGGCGGGGAAGCGGGCGCGGATCCGGGCCGCAAGCGACCCCCGCCGACGCTCGTCCGGGGCGCGCCGCTCCGCCTTCGCCGCCGCATAGACGAGGTGCTTCGCCGCCCGCCGCCGTGCCTGCTCCAAGCCGGGCAGGTTGAACCGGTCGAACTGGGCGAGCGCGAACTCTTCCGCCTCGACCTCTTCGAGCCAGCGGGCCGCGTGGCCGGTGCGGTGGAGGAGCTGGTGGCCGATCTCGTGGGCTGCGACGGCGAACGCGACGGGGCCGTTCGGCGGCGGGATCTCGATGCCCCAGTCGTCGTCGCGGTAGTAGGCGAGGCCGCTGTTCGTCTTCCGCCACACCCGTACGGTGCAGCCTGACTCGGCGAGGAGAGTGGCGAGTGCACTCCGGTAAGGGTCGCGGCCGGGGAGCGGGCTAGGCGTCATCTCGACCCTCCAGCCAGACCTCGTAGCGGTCTTCGAGCGTCGCCCACACGACCTCTTCGCCCAACTCGTGAAACCGCTCGCCGAGCCGTTCGCCTTGCAGCGGCGAGCCGTCGTAGTAGCAGTAGCCCTGCGGCAGAACGTCGCACTCGATCCTGTCATCGTCGGACTGCCAGTCACGCGGACTGGCTGCGTGAAAGCCGAGGTCCCGACCCTCGGGTGCATCGACCGCGATCCCAAGCGACCACGGAGAACGAGACTCGCCCTCAGTGAAGACGTTCCAGAGGAACTGGGTCGCGCCCTTCTCGCCCGAAAGCAGGAAGCGCACGCGCATACGGCCGCCCCCAGGCTCGAAGCGGATCGTCCGCGTCAGGTCGTCGCGCGTCACTTGACCTTCTCGATCTGGTCGGCGATCTGCCTCACGATGTCCGAGCAGACGTGCGTGATCTCGCTGCTACTGCGATCCACCCAACCGGCTGCGGTCTCGCGCAGGTACAGCACCACGTCCTCCTTGCGAACGTAGCTCGCCCCGTTGATCGTCCGCGAGCGGATGGCCGAAAACTCCCGGCCCGGAACGTTCACGTTGCCCTCCGGTAGACGCCGCGACGGACCCGCACGACCATGCCGTACCGGACGAGGCGGCTCAGGATGTTGGCGGCATGGCCGTCTGTGACTCCCATCGCGTCGCGGAGTTCCGAGCGATGTCGCTCCCGACCGTCCTGGAGGAGCATCAGAAGCCGCGCGATGGTGGGCCCGTGCCCACGTTGCCGGTCGGAGTAGAGCGACGGGTAAACGATCAGCGCGCATCCGCTGCAGAGCCGAGCGCTCTTCGGTTTCCCGCGCCCGCCCTGCCACGACGTCTGCTTGCCGCACCGCTCACAGGTTCCGCGCTGGTTCTCCTTCGCCCGCCGCGACGCGGCGAGGTCGCGCCGGTAGCTGTCGCTGTTCGCGGCGCGGGCGCGAGCGCGGGCGGCCCGCCGCTTCGCCATCTTCGCAGCGCGGCAGTCGTCGCAGCGACAGCCCCGGTCGTAGAAGTAGGCGCTCCCCGGACGACGAGGATGGATCCGAGTCCCAAGTTGGGGTGGATTCACTCGTCGCCTCCGCTCGGCCCGATCACGATGAGATCGACCTTGCCGTCGTGGATCGCCCGGACTTCGAGCATCAATTCGAACGTCACCTCACGCCGCGAGAAGAAGAATCCTTCCGCAACGACGGGCAGCTTGAGGGTCAGGACTTCTCCCGGCTCAGCGGTGAACGTCATCCGCTTCACGTCGCGCTCCGGAACCCGTCGCAGGAGCACTCGGAGCAGCGACCGTGCCCGGTCGGCCCGTGGTGCTCGTCGAGGTGGTGGTCGCACTCGCAGAACTCCTCGGGCCGCTGCTCGCGCTTCTCCTCGTCCGTGAGGCACGGCTCGAACCCGTAGGCGCGGGCGGTCTCGGTCAGAACGGCTGATGCGACTTGCCGGGTGGTCGTGTCCACCTACTCCTCCTCTATCCGATTACGCTTATCAGGATATCAGACGGGGCGGAGGGAGGGGAAGGCATCACGCGGGCGCGATGAGGCGCGGCTAGAAGTTTCCCTCGGCGACCTGCAGACAGGTCAGCCCGAGACCCCGCCACATCTCAACGACCTGCGCCCTATCGTCAAGGACGCAGACGACGTTCCAGCGATGACGGACGAGCCGGTCGAACAGCTCGCGCTTCACGACCGAGTCCTTGCGGGTGTCCCCGACCGGGCGCATCAGCAGGTCGCCGTTCGTTCGGTCGAACTG